ACCCGCATGTTGTGGCCGCAGTGGGGGCAGGGCATACGGTGCTTGGAAGCGGTCGACATCAATGGTTTCTCCCTACCGGATAAAGGGCGCGGCCGCGGCCGGTGAGCCCTTGGGTGCCTTTGCGTAGCCGCCGCCGCAGTAGCCATTCGGCGGCGTCGTCCAGGCTGGTTAAATCCTGCTGTTCACACACCTGCTGCAGCGCGGCCTCTAGCTGGTCGTTCAGCGGAAGGCGTTCGCCGCGTGCCGGTTGGTCAGCCATACCTCAATGCTCCTTGAGGGCCTCAAAAAGCCCTGCCTTTACGACGCCTGCTGGGGCACAGTGCTAAGTGAGAGATCCGCAACGCCCAGCGTCTCTAGGGCTTCTTTCAGCACCAGTTGGCGCAGCAGCGATGCCCGATCGATGCCGGTGTAATCCACCAGCGCATCGATCAGTCGGGCCTCGTACTGATCCAAATTGAGAGCGGCGTAGCGGGTGCGCACACGTTTGGGGTCCTGGTACATGGCAAATTTCCTTCTGCAAGCAGGGTCATTCGGCATTCAGCGTGTCTTGGTCGTACTCGGCGATGCCGCGCAGCATGAGCATCCGCGCCGTGGCCGAGAGCGTCCGCATTTCCAGCTCGGCGATGCGCTTGAGTTCCTCCCGCTCGTCTTCGGTCACGTGGGCCATGATTGGGCAGTTGCAGCCCTTGGGGGCATAAATTGGCTTTGGGGCAATAGCGTTGGGCGTGGTCATGGGTTAGGCTTCCCGAACGATGTGTTAGAGAGTGAAAGACTTAATCCGCAGCGCATCAGCGCTCGTACAAGCGCACCAGCTTGCGCTGTAGGAAGTGCTCATCCATGTGGGTGCGCAGTTCGCACAGGGCGTCTTCCACCTGCTCAAACGGCGCGTTCTGGGCCAGCATCGTGGCAGCGAGCTGGCCTACCGCCTGGGCGGTGCTGCGCTCTTCCAGCGCTTCGAGATCGGCCAGCGGGTTGGGCTTCTCCGTGCCCTGGCGCAGCGCTGTTTCAATGGCGCGGCGAGTGCGTGGCGAACAACGGTCCAGCTCTACCTCTACCCCGCGAAACAGGGTGGTTGTGGAAGGCGGTACAAAGATCGTGGCAATAATGGTGACCATGGCAGTGGTTCCTTTTGCATGTGTATCGAAGTGAAAGACATGAATAGAATGGTTCATAAAAATGAACCTGTCAATAAGGATGGTTCATAAAAATGAGCATTGGCGAGCGCCTTAGAGAAGAACGTGAGCGGATTGGGTTGAGCCAAACGGCCCTTGCGCAGATTGGGGGTGTAGGAAAAACCACCCAGATCAAATATGAAAAAGGTGCCAGCAGCCCTGATTCTTCCTACCTTTCCGCCGTTTCTGATGAAGGCGTGGATGTCTTTTACGTGCTCAAAGGCCAGCGTTCAGGAACTGCCACTGCTCAATCTCTTGGGGTTGCGTTAAGTGAACCATCGGTAGAGCTTTCACCCATCAAGATGTACGACATTGAAGCTGCTGCGGGCGCGGGTCGTAGCTTTGAGGGCGAGCCGATCAAAACCACCCTTCATTTTCCTAGCAGCGAGCTGGCCGAGCAGGGGCTAGACCCTGCGCAGGTGGTGGGCATCAAAGTGCGTGGGGATTCGATGGACGGCACCCTGGCCGATGGCGACTGGGTGCTGGTGGATCGCAGCAACCGCGACCCGAAACAGGAGGGTGTGTTCTTGCTGCTGGTGAGCGGCGAGCGCCGGATTAAACGGGTGCAGCGCTTGGCGGGCGGGGCGTTGTACCTGATAAGCGATAACGACCACTACCAGCCGGAAATGATCAAGCCGCAGGATATGCATGATGTGGAGATTCTGGGGCGGTGTGAGATTCGGATTGGGCGGGTTGTTTAGTGAAGTTTAATTTAAGTTGAACGTGCAAAAAGGAGTAGGGAATGAGTGATAAGTTAGTAGTTGGAGATATCGTCAAACTCAAGTCGGGCGGGCCGGAAATGACCATTAATTCATATTCGGAATTGCAGAAAGGTTATAGGTGCCAATGGTTTGCAGGTAAGAAATTGGAGCAGGGTTTTTTTCCTAAAAATTCCCTTGAGAAAATTGAGAAAGCTACGTCATGAAGCCAGATGAAGCAGCAGCTTGGATGCTCTCTTTAATAGAGCGGGAAGGCTGCCTATATCAGGACGACGTGGTGGATTACTTGGTAAAGCAAGACGCAGAAGATCTGCTACGGGAAAACGCAGATGGAAACCTTGTCGTTGGAACGCGGGTACTGACAGTTTTCCGTAAGCTGACAGAAACAGGCGTTGTTTGGGTAAAGCCTGATCGGTATTGGCGGTTTCGCGTGGCAGAAGATGAGCCTGGCAGAGAGGCTAGAGGATAGGTTTTGTTCGTCGGTTGATGAGGGAACGCCGCGGGGTTAGCCAGCAATGAGCTGGCGGACAAGGAGATGAACCCGGTGCGGCGGCGCGCTGTATTTGAATAGCGATAACGACCACTACCAGCCTGAGATGATCAAGTCGCAGGATATGCATGATGTGGAGATTCTGTGGGGGTGTGAGATTCGGATTGGGCGGGTTGTGTAACGGTCATAATCAGAAAAACTACTACTAAACCTAAGGGAGCTAAAATGGGATATAAAGCATTGCTTACACTTGATTTGGAAAATAGCGTTAGTGCTGAAAAACGGGGTAAGTTCTATGAGTCTTTGGATAAAAAACAATGGACTAAACTCTCAGATCTTACCACTGCCTGGAAATGCTCTTTTAACGATGATGTGACAAGAGAGGCTGCAATTAGAGTGGTTAAGCGTGATGTTGCTAATGCTGCCGAATATGCAGGTGTTTATTCATACACTGCTGCAGTTCAGGTGGGTAAAGGTTTGATCGAGAAGTTTTAGATGTAACAGTAAAGCGGTGGCCGCTCTGGGGTGGTTTCACCTTCGTTCAGAAGCCACGTATGTTGTTGGCTAGTGGCTGCAATCAGAATAGGGATAAGGGAATGAAGTTATTAAAGACGCTTGTTTTTTTGACCGCTACTTCTTTCTCGTGTACATCATTGGCAGAGGTCAACGAGACCTACGATAGCGTTGAGGCGCTGATGAGTGTCCACCAAGATTACGACCCCTCTAATAACACGTTGGAAATGCTGGACGCGGATAAACCCCATTACCGCCTTTCCAAGATTGTATTGAAAAACGATTTAGAAGAAGTTGTTTATTATGAAAACTGGCGTGCTGCGGTGTACGGCGTTTACAACGTGTTTGCTCACACTCCGCTTGACCAGGTCACTGTTACGGCCACTCCCTTGCAAGCAGATAGCTTGATGAAAATGGGCAGCACTAAGCTCTTGGAAGATCAATCAGTCACGTTGAGTATTAGTCGTGATGAAGCGCTTAGTGTGTTGTCAGATTTAATTCAGATTGATTCATTGGCCGATGTGAAGGTGCCGACAGAGTATGGTCATCAATGGTCAGACGATTTCAATAGTGTTTATTTTGAGGATCAGCAGCCAGGGCTTGATCAATTGATTGGCGGTCTTAGCTTATTTTGTCGGAGGGGATGTGAATAGTTTTTTGACAATAGGTGAGAGAATTATTTATGGTAAATTTTGTTTCTTTAGTGCTGATCTTCTAGATTTAGCACCTAAAGTCAAAAGAAACCTGTGTGCCCTTTGCGGTTGCAATATAACACATTCGAATGATACAGAAGAACACATGATTCCTCAGTCTATTGGAGGAAGGCTAAAGGTTAGGGGGTTCATATGTAGAAAATGTAATAGTCAGAGTGGTGATCGATGGGACGTAGAGTTAGCTAAACAGCTTAACGCGTTGAATTTACTTTGTGGTGTTAAGAGGGAAAGAAAACCTGCACCTTCACAAGTATTTAATACTGTAAGTGGTGAATCACTACTTTGGAAAAGCGATGGCTCCTACACTATTCCAAAAACAATAGTGAATAAAGAAGAAAATGGTAGTGTTGTTAAGTATAATGTGACTGTTAGTGACACAAAAGAAGCTAGAAAGGTTTTGAAAGGAATTGTAAATAAGCACCCTGAACTTAATGTTGACGACTTACTTTCACAAGCAGTTATTAAACAGGATTACCTAGATTCGCCTTTACAAGTTAATTTGCAGATAGGAGGGCAACAAGCAGGCAGATCTATGGTTAAGACCGCTTTGAGCATGGTATATGCAAGCGGGGTTGATACAAGTATATGCAATGTTGCTAATAAGTATATCTGTTGCGAGAATTCGGATGCGTGTTTTGGCTATTACAGCCAAGGAGAGTTAGTAAAAGGAAAAGATGAGAGTATACCTCTTCATTGTGTGGCAGTTAAAGGTGACCCGTCAACAGGGCTTGTTCTTGGTTACGTTGAGTTGTTTGGTACTTACCAGGTAGTCTTACTTCTTTCTGATTGTTATATGGGAGAGAAATTTTACAATTCGCACGCTATTGATCCTGTTAAGGGCGAGTATGTTGAAGTAGAGGTTGATCTGCAGTTTGATATTAAAGATGTGAATAATATTTTTGCCTACAAGATGGTTGATTATGATTTTTTTATAGCAAAATTTTCTGCGATAATTGAACGGGCACAAGATGAAAGCTTCGAAAGAGAGAGGCGACGTGTCATAGATTTAGCATTAAAAGATGCTCTCAAAGAGTGTGGTATTAAAGAAGGCGATATTATTGAGCCACGACATGCTGAAAAAATTTCTTTGCTAATGATAGAGAAATTAATGCCCTTCTTATTGCACTTTCAACGGCGCGACTAGTTTAAATTAAAAACGGTGATTTTTTTCTTTAGCCGCTCCCTCATCTGTATACGCTACCATCAACTCATCCCAATTCGTCGTATAGCGCGGGCTTCGGTTCGCGCAGCGTAGGTGCCAGGGGACGTTCTTTTCCGGTAGGCCTAGGCGTACCGTTCCCTTGCCCATCTTCTCGTTCAGCGCGTCCATGGTGGTCATTAGCTTTTGGCTGCGCTGGCGTTCCATAACTCTTGTTAATTGCTGGTAATTTATACAGTATTAGCAGCCAGGGCAGCGACAGGATAATACTAATGGCCGTCGCTAAATGTGGAGCAAGCACAGGGAAACAACATGCGAGTAAATTACTTGGGGCCAGCAGTGGTGGGCGTGGAGCACCCGGCAGTGGCCGAAATGGATAGCCGAAAATTTTCACCCAGCTGCTTTCTGGTGGAGATAAGCGAGGACGCACGCCCAGGCGGGCCGTGGATGGAGGGCGATGTGCTGGTGGTGGATGAAGCGCGATCGTTTGGCCACGCGGATCTGGTGGTGGCAGAGGTGGAAGGAGAATACCGATTGTTTAAATCACACCGCGTGGGCAGCCGTTGCCGCTTGTTGCCAGCCGATGGCGGCCAGGGCTGCTTTGTGAATGCGCAGCAGTTCAAGGGCGTGGTGGTGAGGCAGGCGCGGTGTTGGGCAGTGTAAGATATCTCTTACACAGGTATAGCAAATGGCTTACATCATCTGTTAAGTAAATTTGGCATAGTGAGGTGTCGCCGTGTAGCATGCGTTGCTTTTTGCTTCGCCAGAAGATTGCGACACCTACTACTTCCCATGTGATGGGAGGGAAAACGACTTAATCGGATAAAGCTATGAAATTGACGTACTTTGCAACAGGGTTAGTAAACCATAAAACAGGAGAAAAATGTCTCTTTGGGCTTAATGATTTTCTAAAATGCTTTTGTAGGCTTGATAATCCATCATATAAAAATAGCTTTATTCATAATGATGAGAAGCTTTTTTTAGTGCCTCATATCGATGATGTTTATTATTTCATAATGACTAAAGATCAAGAAATAGTCAGGAAGATTAATTCTCAAGATTTTTCTTTGTCAGCCGTCAAAAGCCTTTTAGAAAAAAACGAGCACTTAGGTTTTGCTTCATACTTAATTGTGAAAGATGAATATATAGGTTTTGGTTCAACGGTTTTTGCCCCGAAGGTCGATGTGTTCGCAAATTATATCAATGATTTGATTTCTTCCTTGGGAGTCAAAGATGTAGAGTTCTACATCCATGCCTTGGTTCACCAAGCAACTAGGGAGGAAGTCCAAGATTTTAGTCATGTCGGAAGAACAGACATAGAGGTAAGTAGGGATAACAGTGTAATGCAGGATATTCTCAAAGTCCTTGGATCTGATATAAGTGACGCTCATAATTTAAGAGCGATGAAAATTTCTTTTGTGCCTCAGCAAAGGCAAAACATCAAAGATACTGTGGTTGATGTTATGAAAGACCTCCCTGAGGATGGCTTGGAGCGATTCAAAATGCGGGCACGAGCCGAGGCAGGCTCCCAAATTATGGATTTGTATCTAAGTGGCAGTGGTGCGGTGTCAGATTTTATTAATACTAAGGATGAAAAAAAAATTGCGCATGAAATAAACCAGAAAACAATAGGAAATAAAATACTGAAACAGAAGCTAGAGGAGTATAAGGAAGATGAAGAATTCAAGGAAAGCGTTAGTAGGACTGTTCTTCCTTTTAATAAGCTTAACTCCTGGGCCGCTATTATACCTTCTGTATACAGCGGTGATGAAGGGTAATTTTGAAATATCATTAAGCCTTTTCAGAAATAAGAATGATGTTGCTGTTATTATTTCGACTTTCTCTTTTACTATGCTGGGTTTTTTGGCTGCAGTTATAACCCTGCTCTTTGCATTTTCAGATACAGTCACGCTTAAAAAATATAAAAGAAAAAAGCACATGGAGGTGTTTTTTTTCATATATTACGTTGCTATTGTAAGCTTGATTTTAACGTTCTTCTTAGCTATTTTGGGTTTGTCGAGTACAGGTGCAGTTTGGCCACTTAGAGCTAGTCTTATGATGGTGGTGAATAGTTTTGTCCAGATCGGGGTTTTAACAATAATTATCGTAAGGTTGTTAAAAAGAGCGTTGTCAGAAAGCGATTAATAGCTTGGTAAAATGTAAACGGTAAGCTTTGCCAAGCTACTTCATGCCTCCCACCTCACACCTCACCTGCGTCCCAAACCCACCATCATTCAGCGAGTGCGTGACCTCGCTAACTAACCAAGCGGTGGCATCGATCTGGGGCTTGTAACCGCTAAGCGTGAGAGGCGATTCCGGCAGCATGTCAGCCCGCCCCAGTGCCAGCGTTAGCTCAAATTCTGCCAAACCACGCTGGATGCGCTGCCATTCGGCGCGGGCGGCGGCTAGGGCGTCGTCTTCTGTGGCATAGGTTGGGCGCAGCTGTTTGGCGTTGTCGCCGCTGCCTGCCAGTACGGTTTTGCGCTCCGCGCCTCTTGTGTCATTCCAGTAGGCTTTGACGCCGCTGTAGGCATCGCGATCCGTCACGCTATAGCGGTGTTGGTCGCCATCGCGGCGGGTGAGGGTAATAGCGGGCATGGTTTGGCCGCTGGCGGTTAGCCCTTCGCCTGCCACGGTGAACAACAGGCGCCCGGCTTTGATGGCGGCAATGGCATCGTGGCGTTCGCCCAGTCGGGTGAGAAAATTCAGATCCGATTCATCGGTTTGGTCGATATGGCCAATGCGGATGCCGTTGAGGGCGGCGGCCACCACTGGTTTTAACTCGTTGCGGCTGGCGATCGTGGTAACGATCTCGCCCAGCGTTACGTCGTGCCAGCTTTGGGTGCGCTTGCCGGGTAGTTGGCCGCGCATATCTGCCGATCGGGCGCGAATGGTGAGCTGGTCGGGCGTGCCGCTGTGCTGCAATTCATCTACCGTAAAGCGGCCCTTTTCGATCAGCCCTTCATCCAGCCAGCCAAAGGCCACCTGCAGCTCGGCGCCGCGTGGGGGAATGGCGAGCTGGCCATCGTGATCCGCCAGAGTGATATCCAGTTGGTCGGCTTCCAGCCCCCGCTGCTCGCGTAGGGTCAAACTGATCAGTCGGCCGTTAATGCGCGGGGTGATGTCGGTGCCATCCAGGGTGATGCGATAGCTGGGCTTTGGGTAGGCGTTCATACATAGCCCCCGGCCAAACGCGCCACGGCGGGCAGCGCCAAGCGGCCGATCAGGTCGGTGCGCTCATCATCGACGTGCTCGAGCGTGAGGTTGAACTCGATTTTCTCCGCCGCGCCGTCACGGAAAAAATGAGTGCTGGTTTCTTCCACACGGGTGACCACCCATAGGCCGTACTGACGGCCAGTGCCTTCGACCAGCGGCCAGGCGTTGCCTTGGTTCGCCATCTCGCGGATCTCATCAAGGCTAAAGCGCCCACCGGTGAAGGTGGGTAATAAAGTGCCAGTTAGCGTGATGGTGTCGGCCCCTGGGCCTACAAATTGGTAGGCAGGGCGTTCACCGACGCGGGATTGGCTGGCGTGTCGCCATTCGCTGATTCGTTTGAGTTCCTGGTAGGGCACGCTTCGGGTTTCAAACACGAACATGCCTAACGCCATTAACATGATGAGTACTCCGATTAGTCGAGGTCGCGCATGGAAGAGCGCTGCCGTGCCTGGGCGTCACGCTGGGCGTTGGTGAGGGCGCGCTGCACTTCCTGCGCCACGTACTGGGCGAGTTGCTGTTCGTTCATGCCAGGGGCAGGGGTGACGTTGATGTTGATATCGCCCATGGTAAGGCCGCCCGCCTGGGCGCTGGGCGCGCTCAGCGGCGGCCGGTTATCGAACTGAATAGGCGATTGCTGCTCGATGGCGGGCATGGCGGCAGTGGGTAGGGCGGCGGTGCCGATGGCTAACCCTGCGCCTGCACGCGTGACACGACGGGCGATCTCTTGCACACGGCGAGCAGGTTCATCCTGTTGGGCAGCAAGCCCGTTGTTCAGGCCATCCACCGTATCGCCGCCAAACTGGGTAAACACGCGGGAAGGGCTGTTGATACCGAGCACATCGGAGAACCAGCTTTTTACGCTACCGGCCATATCGGTCACGCGGCTGCGTAGCTCACCCAGTTTGCCGGTTAGCCCGCCAATCATGCCCTCCACAATGGCACTGCCCAGGGAGCTGAACTGCTCGGGGATCTCCACGCCGAGCGCTGAAAGCGCGGTGGTAATGCCCCGGTAAAGCAGGCCCAGCGGTGACCAGTTCATCAGCAGCTGCGCCACGCCGCTAATGCCGTTATTGAACGCGTCTTTCACCTGCTGCCAAAGCCCTTGGAAGAATGCTTTGATCGGTTCCCAGTGGCGGTAAATCAGGTAAGCCGCGGCGGCGATGGCGGCCACCGCTGCGCCAATGGGGTTAGCCACCGCCAGTATACCCACGGCGCGAATTACCCCGCCTAACCAGGTGAGCGCTTTACCCACCATGAGCGCCTGCGGGCCAAGCATTGCCATGCCAAAGCGCACCATGGCGAAGGGGCCGAGGATGGAGGCGAGCATTAATGTAAGCGCGCCACCCGCTGCCACCAGCACCGCCACCAGGGCGGCGGCTTTGGCGAGAGTGCCTGCCAGCTTGGGGTTTTCGTTGATCCAGCGGCCAATGCCGCGAGTGATGGCGGTGATGTTCTGAATCAAGCCGCGCAGCGCGCCGTTGTTGGTCTCGGTGATCGAGATACCCACTTCATCCCAAGCCGATTTGAGCGATTTGAGGTCGCCGCCGATATTGTCGGCCATGGTTTTCGCCACACGGGCGTTTTCCCCGGCGGCGTTGGAGAGAATCTCGACAAACGCCTCGATGCCTTCGCTGCCCTGCTGGGCGATCAGTTCCGCAATGCCTGCGCCGGGTTCTTCGCCGAAGATCTCTTTTAGGTAAGCGGCGCGGTCGGCGTTGCCCATCGCTTCGGTGGCTCTCGCTACGTCGGTGAGAATGCGGGGGATGTCGCGCAGGTTGCCTTCGGCGTCTTTGGCGTTCACGCCGAGGTCGGCCAGCGCCCCGGCGGCGGCCCCGGTGGGCGCGGCCAAGCGGGTGACCATGGCGCGTAGGGTGGTGCCTGCCTGGCTGCCTTGAATACCCACGTTACCCAGCAGCCCTGCCATGGCGGCGGATTGTTCCAGCGACATATTCATCGCCCGCGCTTGCGGGGCGACGTACTTCATCGATTCGCCGAGCATCTCTAAATCGACGTTGGCCCGTGTGGTGGTGGCGGTAAGCACATCGCCCACGCGGCCCATCTCGGCGGGATCTAACCCAAAGCCGGAGAGGATGTTGGAGGAGATATCCGCCGTGCGGGCGAGATCCGTTTGGTTGGCCAGTGCCAGGTTGAGCATATCCGGCATGGCCGCTTGAATGGCGGCGGGGTCGAAACCTGCCATGGCCAGGTAGCCTTGGGCATCGGCGGATTGCCCGGCGCTAAACGCGGTGGTGGCCCCTAGCTCCCGGGCTTGCTGGCGAAGGGCTGAAAGGCGTTCGTCGTCTTCCTCCAGGCGGGTGAGCGCCTGCACCCGCGACATCGATTCCCCGTATTCAACACCAGGAGCCAGCAGCCGTGCCCCGGCGTACAGCGCGGCACCGCCGCTGGCCACCATGCCCGCGCCGGTACCGGCCATGCTGCTGCGCAGGCTCATGGCGCGGTCGTAGCGGCTGCGTGCTTGGGCGGCGTTGCGCTGCTGTTCGGCCAGCCGTTTGAGCCGCTGTCGCTGTTCTTCCACGGCAGTATTGGCCTGCTGTATCTCGCTGGAAAGCCGCCGTTGATCTCGGGAGAGGTGGGCGGTGCTGACGCCGTTTTCGTTTAGGGTGCTGCGCAGCCGTTGGAGCTGCTGGCGTTCTTCATCCACCCGCTGGCTGAGCCTGCGCGCTTGGGTAATGGCCTTTTGACGTTCGGCGCGCAGGGCGGCGGTGTCGCCCTGGTGGGTGTGCATTTGCTGCGAGAGGCGGCGGATGCGCTCTTGCTGCTCCCGCAGGGCGGTGGCGGTTTCCGTGGATTGCCGGGTGAGGGTGCGAAAGGAGCTGACGTTCTTCTGCGTGGCCTGCAGCTGCTTTAAGCGGTCGCGGTTTTCACGCATGGCCTGGGACGCGGCCTGGCTGGCACGGTCGATGGCCCGCAGCGGGCGGGTGGCCCTATCCACGGCGTTTAAAATGACCTGCAGCTTGAGGTTGTTACCGGCCACGCTGGCTCCTGGTGTCTGTGGTGGTGCTACGTTTGCGCGCTCGTTCTCGCCAGGCCATGAGTTCGCGCAGGGTGAAGGCGGCGCAGTCTTGCGGGGTCCAGTGGAAGACGATGGCGAGATCCGCCATCGCGTCTTCTACCTGGTTGGGGAGGTTTATTCGCTCTCGCCCTTGGCCCGCTTCGTCAGCAAAAAACCGGCGATTTCACCGCCGCACTGGACGAGATCCGCCGGGTCCATTTGGCGCACCTCAGTGGCGGTGAGCGAGGGGTTGGAGAGGCGCGGGATCAGGGTGATCAGCGCGTCGGTTTGCATCTGCAGCACATCGGCCAGGGAGACGCCGCGCAGTTCGCCAGAGGTGGGCTTGCGCAGGCGCAGTTCGGTGATTTCGGTCTCGCCCCGGGTGAGCGGGGTATCCAGGGTGATGGTGGCAGCGATGGCTTGGGTAACGGCAGCTTTGGTCATGAGAGTGTTCCTGGTGTTGGGTTAAGGGGAAAAGGGGCTTAGATGCCTGTTTTAAATACCCAGGCGCTGGCGGCGGCCTGCGAGGCGGTCGACGCCGTTGACCTTGAACACGCCGTTCACCAGGTCGATCTCGATTTTCTCGGTGCCGTCGATGGTGAGCTTGTAGTAGCTGAGCGTGCTGGTGACCTGGTGCTCGGTGTTCTCGCCGGTTTGGGCATCGCCCATGTCGATCTCGGTGTGGCGGCCGCGCATGACCACCTCGACCGAGGAGGCGTCCTCGATATCGTCGCGCTCGTAGCTGCCGGTCATGCGCAGCATGTCGGCATCGATGCGGGCGGTGCCGAAGTTGTCGAACAGGCTTTCCACTAGCCCGCCTACCGTCCATTGCACGGTGAGCAGGCCGTCTTGGCCCATATCGATACCCACCGCGCCATCCATGCCGCCACCGCGCCACTCTTCGATCTTGCGGGTGAGGGTGGGCAAGGTGATCGACTGAACGATGCCCTGCCAGCTTTCGCCGTTGCTGAACAGGTTGAGGTCTTTAAGCTTTTTGGGGAGTGCCATGGGGGTCTCTCGCTAATCCAATCAGGCGGTGGCCGCGACGCGCTCGGCGAAGTCGGCCAGGTAGGAGTCGGTGATGCGCTGCTGGAAACCGAGGTCTTCCAGCGGCGGTACCGGCGTGTAGTCGTAGTCGATGCGCAGCTTACCGCCCTTGAGGGAGGTTTGGGTGTTGAGTTCTTCGTTTAGCCAGGCGCTGCCATCAACAATCAGCCCCAGGGTTTTCAGCTCGCGGAATTTGGCGTTCAGGCCTTCGATGATGTCTCGCGCTAATGAAGCGTGCAGGGGGAGATCCACCGCCCACAGGTGCGCTTCGGCCACGGTATCGGCGAGGATCTGGGCGGTGCGGGTGTAGTTCTCGAAGGGGAACAGGCTTTCTGGCCCGGCGCAGGTGCGCGAGCCCCAGAAGCGGTAGCCGTTCTGGTTCACCAGGGTGGTGACATCGGCGGCGTTGAGCAGCCCGGCATCGGTGTTGGGGCTTTGCAGATCCCAGAACACGTCTTTGCTGATGCCGGTGACGCCGTTCACCGCCACGTTACTCAGGGTTTTGTGCCAGCCCACGGTTTGGTCGAGC